AAGCGGGTGTAGCTCAATGGTAGAGCAGAAGCCTTCCAAGCTAGGGCCTTTGGCGGATTTCCGGGCGCCTTGCTGTAAAACGCATCAAATTCGCCGCTCGCCTTTCCAATAGCTTAGCAAAAGCGGGTAAAATTCAGGCGCCGCATTCCGGCTGCTGATCGGCATGGACATCGGTCGCCGTGGCGCTGCACAAGGCGGCATGTGCAACCGCGCCCGCAACCGCACCGAACCCGAAGCGCTCAAGGCCAATTGGGCGCTGGAATGGATGGCGCCGCGCCCGGCCGACAACCGGTTTGACTGGCGCGAGCTGACGCCGCGCAGCCGCGCCTATGTCGTGCGCCGCGACGATCGCGGGCTGGGGCTCGATCTCATGTCGTGGGATGTGCTTGGCGGGCAGGCGGCCTGGCCGATGACGAACGTGCGCCAGCTCGGCCTTCCGCAATGGCGCCGGCTGGCCGAACGGCCGGAAAATCGCTGCCTGATCCCGCTGACCGAATTCTGCGAATGGACGCCGCAGGCGATCGACCTTCACGACGGCAAGAAGCCGATCAAGGGCGAGATGTGGTTTGAGGTGACCGACCAGCCCGTCTTCATGGTCGCCGGCTTCTGGAAGGCGATCGGCGACCAACGCGGCTTTACCATGGTGACGTGCGATCCAAATTCACTGGTCGAGCCTGTCCACCCCAAGGCGATGATCACGATTCTGCAGCCGGCCGATCACCAGCGTTGGCTGGAGGGCAGCTATGACGACGTGGTCGCGCTGCAGCGGCCTTATCCGGCCGAGCTGATGCGCGTGCGCGGGCCGGAATTTCCGACGCGTCAGCCGGCCGTGCTAACGCTGTTCTAGCTGGCCTTCGGTTAGCGCTTGCCCGAATCAATGTTCCACGCTTGTTCTGGTCCATGGGACACAGAATTGCACCTTTGCTGCCCGATTGGGCGCGCACGATCGGGATGATGATCGAGGCGGTCGCGGCGGGCCAGGAGGTGCGCGTGCGCTGTCAGACGTGCAACGCCCACCGGATCCTCGCGGTGACCGATCTGGAGCGCGTCATGGCCGCGAAGGGCATCCGCTTTCGCATGACCAATCGCCGCACCCGCTGCCGGCTCACCGCCGGATGCGACGGATGGAACGTCTTTTCCTACAAGCACGGCCCATGGCTGTACCACCTCTACACCGCCGAACAGGAAATGCAGTGGGTGGAGGATGATCGCCGCCGCCACGCCGAAGCGAGGCGCCGGCTCTGCGAAGCGCTGGAAGACGCCAAATATGATCGCGATCGCAAGCGCCAGATGCGCCAATAAAATGCAAACTCAGTCACTATTTCCATTGACGAATAGTGACTGAGTTTGTATTTCGAGCAGGTCAGACGGCGACGGTATCCCACCCAGCCCGCTGACAACCCGAAAGGAAAGAGAATGCACTTCTCGATCCGGCTTCGGGTTTGGAAAATCAGCATTCAGCTGACGATCCAAGCCTAGAAGCCCCCCGCCCCGGACTAGCACTCCGGGGCGGGGATAGGGTGCAAAATACAGGTGGCACGATGGCGATGCAAGGCGATGAACTGCGAAGGCTCCGCAAGGCCTCCGGACTGACACAGGCGCAGTTCGGCGAAGCGATCGGCGTGACCGGCGGGTATCTCGGCCTGTTGGAACGCGGCGAACGGGCGATCGAGGATCGCGTCGCGCGCGCCGCTCATCACGCGGCCGCGCCCATCGGCCACTATGCGACCGCACATATTCCGCCTGACCTTGGCGAGCGCGCCAACGCGCTGCTCAATGATTTTGCCAAGCTGTTCGACGATGATACGTCCGCCGTGTCGGGCGTGGTGCGTCTCCGCACCGGCGAATTGATGGTGGGCATGCGCCACAAGGGGCGCGAGGGCTAGACGCGGTCACCGCGGGATCGCGCTGACCTTTTTCCACCAGGTCACCCAACCCTGCGCCTTCACCGTATTCTCGGTGCAGATCAGCAAATCGTCTTCATCCACGACGGACAGCGCACCGGCTCCAGCAGCGCCGGCGGCGGATCGGGCAGCTTGGGGCTGACCCGCTGGCCCGCCACCACCTCCAGTGGTTGCACCGCCGGCCGCCTGGTCGCGCAGGCGCCGAGCATAAGCAGCGGCAAGAGCGCGAGCCGTATCCAGATTGTGTTGAAGCGCATCGACTTCCTCCAGCGTGATGGTCGCCTGCGCCCCTTCGACGCGGCGGGCGTTGGCCTGGTCGGCCGCCTCGGCCACGGCGCGTGCGCGCTTCAGCCGTTCGGTCGTGATATCGATCGAATGCAGCGCGCGCTCCATCGCGGCACCGTATTTGGTGCTAAGCCGCGTGTTCTCGCGGCGCGCACCGAAATGGTCGCCCGCCCAATAGGCGGCGCCCAGCAACAGCAGCGGGCCGAGGATACCGACGATCCAGTTCCACGGCGCGGGCAAAAGGCGGGTGATCATGGCTTGGGCTCCACCGGAATGGCATTGTCGGGTTCGTTGACCACCTCGACCGGCATCGCCGCGTCGCCACCGATCTTGCCGCGCCAGCCGAACCCCTCGACATCGACGCGCGCCTTCAGTGTCGTGATGACGATCGTGACCAGCGAGATGCCGAGGATGACGATCAGCGCCAGCGTGTTCTGGCGGTAGATGCGCAGCATGTTGGTCAGCAGCGAAAAGCACGCCTGCACGGCCTCGATCGGACGGCCGCCGGTCGCCTTGCTGGTGTCGGTAGACACATCGCACCAGCGCGTCGGCTCCAGCTGCGCAAGCTGCCAGATCAGGATCGCCGTGATCATCACCGGCGCCGCGATCGTCGCATACACGGTCCAGTTCCACGCACGCGGCGGGCGGCGGTTCGGCGCGCTCATCCCAGCCGGCCGATCTGGTAATGCGGCCCATCGACGAAATCGGGACCGGGATGCCGGGCGGCATATTGCTGGACGGCCTGGCCCATATTCGCAGCGTTTCCGCCATACTGGCTTAGCCACCGATCCCACACACCGCCCCAGCAGAACAGCTGCGCGACATTCTGTTCGGTGGCCGCCCGATCGACCGCGACCGCGATCTTGAAGCACGGCCCCCATTCCCAGCGGAACTGGCCGTCGATCCACGGCACCAGGTCGACCGCATGGCCCAGCACCTCCTTCGTCCGCCCAGTCCGGTCGATTTGCGGAATGTGCATGCTGTTCAGCGTTTTCGATGCGCCCGACGCGACCAGCTTGCGCTGCCGCTCGGTCGTCCGCACCCCTTCGAAGACGCCGAAATCCTGTTCCGTCAGCGCGATTGCGCGCAGCACGACGCCGCGGATGATCGGATGGACGCCGACCAGCTTCTCTTTCGAAGCGTCTCCTAGGCGATAGGTCATGCGCGGGCCGCGCGCGAAAGCGCGGCCCGTGCCGTGGCACGGTCCTTCATCGGTTCCTCCAATGGTGGGGTGGTCAGTCGGTCTGCTGGGGCGCGGTCGCGTTGATCCGCGCCGCGATCACCGAAGATTTCTCGCTCGCCTCGGTCTGCGCCTGTTCGGCACGTCGCGCCTTCACCTTGGCGACGATCTCGGGCGTTGCGGCCGGATTGATCTCCAGCATGTCGATCAGCGAGTAGAAGTTGCCGGCGACGTTGTTCAGCCGGTGGCGGATCACGCTCAGTTCGGCCTCGCAGATCGCTCGCTCGTGCGCGAGCGCGGTTTCGCGGGCCGCCCGTTCCCGGTCCAGCGCCGTCGCCAGCTGGTCGATCCGGGTATCTTGCCGCTCGATCGTCCCCGCCTGCTGCTCCAGCAGCCGCGCCGTCGCCGCATCATCGGCCGATATGCGTTCGTTCTGCAGCTTCTTGATCGCCGGCCGTTGCTTGATGAACGCCACCAGCACGCTGCCGACCAGTATGTTGAGCAACCCCACCAACGCGGCGGTCCAGGTGAAGCCATGGACGGCGACAGGCACGGCATCATTCATGGACACGTCTCCTCAACCGCGCCGGCCGGCACGGGGTTAATCCTCACCAATGCCCGGTCAGCTGACGGTGACGCCGCGCGCCGCCAGCCGCGTGACCGATCGCGCGTAGATCGCCTGGATATCCGCCAGCGTCAGCGCCGCGTTGAAGATCATGAATTCGGCCACGTCGCACGGGGCCGCGAAGCTGACCGAATTATAGTTGCAGTCGCCCACGCCCAGCAGGGCATTCGCCGGCGATTTGGTGAACGAGGTGGCGATCGTCGGGCTTTCCTTGACGGTCGGCGCGGTCGCATCGCCCATATAGTCCACCCGGCTGACGCCGTTCGCTACCGACAGCGCCAGGAACCGCCATTGGCCGAGCGTGTAGGCGGTGGTCAGCGTATCGCTGGTCGGCCGCGCCATCATCCGCACGTCGCTGGTCGTCTGGCCATAGATGCCGATCCCGCCATCGCCCGCCGTGGCGCTGACATTGCCGACGATCATCGCGCCGGCGGCGGTCCAGCGCGCGACGACGATGATCGTCATCGCACTCGCATCGGTCTGTGCCGATCGCGCGCCCTTGTTCTGGCCGCCCATCGTCATGTAGCCCGATGCCTGCACCGGCGCGGTCGTCACCGGCGTCAGTACCTCGCCCGCCTTCAGGTCGGCCATCGTCGAATTGTCGGTGCCGAACAGCCAGTGCCGCAGCGCCGCTGCCTCGCCGGCCCCGCCCGCCGCCGCCGGCGTCGCCGATGCTACATTCGACGCCGCACCGGTCCCGATCGCGTTCACCGCCTTGACCCGGAAGTCGTACGCGGTCGCGTTGGTCAGCCCGGTCACCGTCACGCCGGTGGTGGCCGACGCACTGTCGGCGAACACCCCCCACACGCTCCCGGCCGAGGTCTTATATTCGATCACATAATCGGTGATCGCCGATCCGTTGCCGGACGGCGCCGACCAGGTGAGCGCGACCTGCCCGTCGCCCGCCGTCGCCGCCAGGTTGGTGATCGCGGCCGGCGCCTGCGGCGTGGCGATGCTCGATTTGGCCGCCTGGAAGGCCGCGAAGTAGCGCGCCGCCAGCGTCCGCTGCGATGCCGCGCTGAAGTGCAGATTGTCGCCGCCGCTGACCAGCCCGGTCGACGCCGCATAGCCGGCATGGGAGACGCGGATGGGCGTGTTGAGCAGCGCCGCGCTGACCCCCGCCGCCGTCTGCGTTCCGCCCACCAGCAGGCCACCGCACACGAACGGCGTCGCCGCCGTCGCCCCGGTCATCCCGGCGCGCCAGCGCGCGATCAGCGCGTCCAGATCGGCTTCATATTGCGCCTGCGTCACCGCCTGGTCCGATTCGCCCTGGTGCCACAGCACCGCCACCAGCCGATTGACGCCTGCGCCCTGCGCCATCGCCGCGTTGGTCCGCGCGATGGCCGGCGCATCGCCGCCACCGCCCGCCCGCCAGAAGCCGGTGTTGAACGCCGTGCCGCCCTTCGCCACCGGCACCAGCAGGACGCTGCGATTGGCCGGCATCGTCGCCAGGTGCGCCTTGGCAAAGGTCAGCCCCATGCCGATCGTGTTGGCGCCCTCGTCCTGGTGGTCGAGCGGATCCTGCGCCAGCGCCACCGCCTGCGCGTTGAACCCGTACATCAGGATGCGCGGGTCGGTCGCGTCCAGCACGCCGTCGATCGGCCCGTTGCGCCCGACCATGTTGGACTGGCCGGCCAGCACGATCACGTCATAACCCGCGGCATCGGCCGCGATCACCGTGTCCACCCCGGCAGCATAGCCCAGCCCGGCCGCCACCTGCGCCACCGACAGAGGGACGCGCACGCGGCGCTGCCGCTCGTTGGCCACCCCATGCTGCAGCACCACGTCGATCGGGTCTGCTCCGCTCAGCGCGCCGCCCTGTGCCAATGCCCCGGCCTCGGCCGGGTCGGCCGCAGCGGCGACGCCCGCGCGCACCGCCGCCGATGCAATTTCGTCGGCCAGCGTCAGGCGCAGCGGGTCACGATCCGGGAACCGCAGGTCCCAGAGCAGGATGCTCTTCATCATCGTCCTTTCGGTCAGGGTAAGGTGGCGATTATCCAGTCGCTGCGCACGATCGACCGCTGGCAATGGCCGGCCGGCGATCCGGCCAGCAGCGTGAACAGGCCGTCGATCAGCCGCTGCACGATCCGCGCCCAGCGCCAGCCGTCATTGGCATGCCGGCCGACGCTGCTGCTGATCGTTTCATAGGGGCTCGGCTGCGGCCCCAGCCCGATCAGGTAGGCTGGCCCGGCAAGCGTGACGTATGCCAGCTGGTCCAGCGCCACCAGCCACGCATGCGCCAGCCCGCGCAGACGCCGGATCACGGCGCTTCGCCCGCCAGCACCGCTGCCGCGCGCGCCGGCGTCAGCAGCCCTGCCGTCGCCATGTCGCCGATCGCGTCCACCAGCAGCGGATCGTCCAGCGCGACGCCTTCGGTAAAGCCGTCCAGCAGGTCCAGCCAGTCGGCCACCCCGTCGTCGGTCGCGGCGGCCTGCCGCATCGCGATCCGCTCCGTCCGCGTGAACAGCAGCTTGAACCGGCCGACCGACATCAGCGGCAGCGGCTCGATGTCACGGAACCCGCCGTCCGGCGGTGACGTCGGGTCCCATCGCATCGTCGCCGGGTAGTTGCCCGGCGCCAGGACCACCTTCTGCCCTTCGCCGGCGATCGGAGCCTCCGCATCGTCATCGCCTTCCGTCTGCAACAGGATGGCATGCGTCGTCGCGTCGATCGTCAGCCAGATCATGACACCCTCTTGTACAGCGAATTGGCGACGTTCTGGCCGGGGTTGGTCCCGGCCGTCAGCACGAAGACCATCCGCACCCCGATCACCCGGTCTGAGCTGTCATTGTTGCGGAAGCCGGCCGTGACGTCGAAGATCGCCTCCTTCATCGCATTGGTCCAGCTCTGGACGGGCGAGGTGTTATAGCCGCCCGATACCGACGCGAAGCTGTTCCACCCGCCGCCCGGATAGCGCCATTGCATTTCGAGCCGACCGGAACCGCTCGAGGAAACGCCCGAACCATCCTGGTAATACTGCCCTTCAAACACTGCGGTCGCGCCGCTATCGAGGATGATCTCGACTTCCTTCCCCAGATAGCCGATCCAGACGTCGCCGCCCGTCGTCGCCGACCCGTCGTCACCCGATGGCCCATAGGCGATGTTCGTGGCGCGCCCGCGCCGCGCGAAGATTGCCTGGACGCCGGTCGATTTTCCCGACGTGATGCTGCCCGAATAGAGCAGCGTCACCACCCCGCCCGGGGTGGTGTGGAAGAACCTGACCCTGCCGGTCGGCGCGTCATAGCGGATCGAATAGGTGTAGCTGCCGTCCCATGTCTTATCGAATGCGACGGCGGAATTCCCGATCCAGATTTCGGTATGGTATGACGTCGCGCTGCCGATGCCGGTGTTATAGCTCGCGAACCGGATCGCCCCGATGTCGAACGAGCTATAAGTGAACGTCGTGCTCGGCGCGGAGCGCAGCCCCATGAAGAAATCGGTTGGATCGCCATAGGCGTTCGGCGCTTTCCACGACAGGGAAGCGCTGCCCGCGGCGATCTGGGTGGAATAGACGCTATGAGATTCCCACGATCCGCCCGCATTTGTGGAACAATCCGCCTGCCCCCCACTCACCGTGGCCGACCCGACAGTCGCAAGGGTCGTCGTTCCAATCCCGTCGTCGCCCGATGGGCCGGCGGGGCCTGGCGCCCCATTCGTCCCGTTCGTGCCGGCCTGGACCCGCACGATGCTGATCCGGTCGGTCAGCGTCGTGCCGTCGGTCAGCGTGCCGATCACGATCACGCCATTGGTCGATCCGCGCGCCGTGTTGAACGCCGAAGCGGTCATGGTCACGCTGTTGCCGGTCGTGTCCGACAGGTAGCTGGCCGAACTGATCGACGTGCCGTCCAGCCGCGTCATCGTCCACGTCACCGTCGCGGTCGTATTCTGCTTTTGCGTGCTGAACGTCGTCGTCTGGCTGGATGGCGATACCGCGCCCGTGCCGTCATAGGTGATCGTCTGCCGGTCCGAAATCACCACCAGCAGCTTGGCGTCGCTGCCGTCCGCGCCCGCGCCGCCCGTGGCGCCGGCCTTCGATTTCGCCAGTGAATAGACCTTGTCGATCGATATGCCCGCGAACGTCGCGCGCAGCGTCGCCGTGCCCGTGTCGGCCGATGCCGCGCTGATCGTATAGACGCCCGTGCTCGCCCCGATCGTCAGCGATAGCCCGCTTTGCGATACCCGCGTGAAGCTGCACGACGCCGTCACGTCGTCCAGCCCGTAATAAACCCGGAACGTGCCGCCCGCGCTCGCCAGCGCACCCGACGTGACCGCGCCGTCATTGGCGGCCGCCACCGTCGCGCTTTCGTTCGTCAGCAGCCCGACCAGCGCGTTCTCCCCGCCGAACGGAAGTGCGCTGCCCCAAGTCCCGCTGGCCTCATCCCAAAACCGCAGATAGGCGTCGCCCGCCACCGGCGGTTCGTGCCAGCTGCTCGTGCCGTTGACCGATCCCTGCACACGCATGCCGGATGCGGGCTGGACCAGCGCCTTCCAGTAATCGTTCGATAGCGTCGGCAGCGCCGGCGGGGCGTTCCCGCTGCTGGGCGCCGGGTTGATATACACCCAGCTCGTGCCCTGATCCTGGACGATATTGCCTTCGCGATAGGTCTGCCCCGCCACATAGGCGCCCATGTCGATCAGCGTCGCCGTGAACGCGATGTCGCTCAGCGCATGCACCGTCCACGCCCGTTCGGCCGACAGGCCCAGGCTCTTGAACGGCGCCGCCACCCCGATCTGCGCGACCGATGCCACCGGCGGCAGCGCGCTGCCGTCCGCAGCCAGCGTCGACGTCGGCGCGCCCACCGCGATCGGCGCCACGAACAGCTGCCCGGTCCAGCTCATGCCGGCGACCGCGTTGACGCTCGCCGCCAGCGCCTGGATCAGCTGGCGCGCCGTCGTCTGTTCCTCGACATAGACCGAAACATTGTAGGGCCGCGCCACATCCAGCGCGTTGAGCGATGCATCGTCGATCTTGCCCGCCCCGCCCGACAGCAGCGCCAGCCGCCTTATCACCTTGCCCGGCGTGCGCGCCCACCCGTCCGGCCCGGCTTTGTCGCCTTGCGCCAGGAAGCTGATCTGCCCGGCGGTCGGCGCGCCGAATCGCACCAGCCCCTGCGCCAGGCACGTCGCCCACCGCCCCGCCGGCACGCTCGCCGCGATCAGCGCCGCATAGCTCGCATAGTCCGCCGTCGGCGAGCCGTACCGCGCCAGCCGCTCCAGCGCCGCCTCCACCCCCTGGATCGCGCCATAGGCAGACAGCTGGAAGACGATGTTGACGCTGTCGATCAGCTTGCCCGGAATGTAGCGCGGCGCGCCGATCGCCAGCGGCTTGGGCTGGCCTTTCATCGCCGCCGGCCCTTCGGCCCCGGTCGTGCCCGCGTACAGCGACAGCAGCGCGCCATCCAGCCAGCGATCGTCGACCGCGAAGCTCACCTCCGCCGCCCCGTCCGCGCTCTGCGGCTGCGCCGTCACCCGCCCGTCGAAGCGCAGCGTATAGCCGCCCCACGCATCGCCGGCCTCGCCCGTCCACAGCCGCAGCCGCGCATCCGCCAGTGCATAGCGCGCGAAATCGGCCCACGGCTCGGTCCGCAGCGACAGCGACGATGCCGGCGCCACGATCTGCCCGGCGAACGCCCCATCGAACAGGTCGTAGCGCAGCGTCGGCGCCTTCGCGATTGCCGGCCACCACGTCTGCCCGTTCAGGTGGCACACCGCCGCATCGTCGATATTGGCCGCGTACAGCGTCACCGCCGCGTTCGCGACCGGATCATATCCATCGATCTGCGCCAGTACCGCCAGCATCAGAAGATGCTCACCAGGTTGGTCTTGGATTCCCACCGGTCGGCGCGCCGCCAGGCCACCGACAGGTCGCCCACCAGCGGGCCGAAATAGGCGCGGTTCTCGCGCTGCGCGTCCGCATCGGGATCGGTCAGCATCGCGACCATCTCGCTATTGCCCACCTGCTCCAGCAACGGCTTGACGCTCGCCTCGACCTCGCTTTTGAGCAGGTTGGAAAACGACAGCGCCAGAGTTCGCAATTTCTTCGCCCGTCGCCGCAGCAACACGCCCCGCGCCGAAAAATCCAGGCTGCTCAGGTCGCGCACGCCCAGGTTGATCGCATTGAAGTTCCGCTCCAGCGATATCCGCGCGCCCGCCGCCAGCCGCGCCAGCTCGATCGTCACCGCGCTCGCCCGCGCGAACGTCAGCCGCATGTAGCGGAACGACGCCGGCGCGCCGGCTGGCGCCGCCCACACCGCGACGCGCTTTCCCGATACCGGCGCGACCGATCCTGCGTACAGCGGTGCCGCCGTATCGCTCCAGAACGATCCGGTGAAGTTGCCCTGCGCCGCGGTCGCCGCGCTCACCTGCATCGTCGGCACCGTGCCGCTGACCGCGCCCACCCCGAACAGCATCAGCGTGTCGATCGCCACGTCGGCCCCGAAATCGACCGTCAGCGTCGTCGACGTGGCCGATGGCCCGCGCCAGACGATCCCGGCAAAGTCGTTGCCGACGTTGGTCGCCGCCCCCAGCGTCGTGCCGGAGGCGGTCGCCGCCGCGATCGGCAGCGGCCGGACGATCCATGCAATCCCCATCACTCACCCGAACAGTTCGATGTTGGTGGTCTCGGCCTCCAGATCGATCTCGATCCGGGCGACCAGGCAGTTGAGCGCCGATGCCGATTGCTCGGCATCGGTCAGCGCCATCGTTGGCACCGCGGTGGAGATGGACGGCCACAGCACGTCCCCCACCGCCACCGCGAACCGCCGCCGCTCCGTTCCGATCAGCGTTGCCCGCGCATCCACCATCGTCTGCGCGTCCGCCTGCGTGTCGAAATAGCCCACGGCCGGCTCGGTCGATCCGTCGCGCGCCGACGGGTAGCGGCCGGCGATCGTCGCGCTGGTCCAACTCGCCACCGCCACGTCGCGCGACGCGGCTGCGATATCCCCGGTGGTGGCGGGCATCAGCGATACTGCCGATCTTGGCCGATGAAGGCCGAACCGCCCGTCGCCCCCGTGTTCGTCGCCACCTGCGCCATCGTCTGCTGCAGCTGCTGCATCTGCTCGCTCATTTGGGCGAGCAGCTCATTGCTGGTGGCGGTGTTGGTCGCCGTCGCCTTCGCGAACGGATCGGCCACCGCGGGCGTGATCGGCACGGCATTGTCGATCGCGCTGATCGCCTTGTTCGTCGCCGCCTGGATCATGTCCAGCTTGTCGAAATAGGCGCTGGTCGATCCGTACAGCTGGCGCTCCACCTCCAGGAAGCTTTGCGCCGCCTCCTGATATTTCTGCTGGTCGATCGCCCCGCCGGCCGCGATCGCGTCCAGATAGGGCTGCAATCCCGCCAGCGCGGTCGCCTCCTGGTCGCGCAGCGAATAGGGCGATGACGATCCCAGCTTCAGGCTGTCGCGGAAATCCTTCAGCGATGCGCTCGCCGATGCGGTCGATGCTTTGATCTGGTCCAGCTGCAGGCTGTGCAGCTTTTCGGCCTGCGCCAGCTGCTCGGCCGATGCGCCGCCCTCTTTCAGCGCTGCGGCGGTATCCGCCCATTTGCGGTTCAGATCGTCGATGGCGGCGCCCACCGGGTCCAGCATCGCCTTCAGGTCGCGGGGGATCGCCTCGATCAGGCTTGCCTTGGTAATCGCATTCTCCAGGTCCTTGCCCGATTGCAGGATCCGGCGCGATGCGTCGCTGATCCCGCCGACCACCCCGTCGCGGAGCAGGTCGCTGATCGCGGCGCGGATCGCCTCCTGCTCCGTCTTGAAGCTCAGCACGCTGGTGGCGGCCTTCGTCCGCCCCAGCCCCAGCGTATCGACCCGATAGCTGTCGTTACGCATCCCGATCGAAACCGTACCCGCGCCGGTGACCGTGCCGCCCAGCGCCGCCGCGATCTGCGCGATCGCTGATCCGACGCTGCCCGCGCTCGCGGCCGACGCCGCCTGGCGCGACGCGCTGTTGCCGCTGGTGGCGCCGGCGACGATATTGCCGAACCCGTCATAGGCCAGCGTGGTCGACCCCTTCTTCGTCGAACTGAACAGGCCACCCGCCAGGTTGCCGAGGATGCCGCCGGCGATCGAGCCGAGCGGGCCGGCCAGGCTGCTGAACGATCCCAGCGCGGTGCCGAACGACTTGCCCAGCTCCTTGCCCGCGAACTGGCCCAGCGCGCCCCCGACCGACGACGCGAGCTGATTATTCTTTCCGCCGGTGATCGACGCGAACACGCCGCCGCTCAGACCTCCCACCGCTGCCGCGCCAGCGACACTGCCCAGCGCCTCCTGCAGTTTTTTGGTTCGCTCAGCGCTGCTGCCGAGCACCAGCGTATTCTTGGTGACCGCCTTTTCCAGCGGCGACAGAACAGAGGCGATCCCCTGCTGAAAGGGGTCATCGTTGCTACCCGCACTGCCGCCTAGCAGGCTCAATGCGCGCGACGCACCTGATCCGATGCGAAGGCCGCCAATACTCTCGAGCGTCTCGCTAACCGCACGATAGTTGCTGCCATTCTGATTTTTTGGCGATGCAATGCCCAGCGCTCGGTCCAAAGATGCCTTGTTGCGGTCGAAGAAGCCCTGAGCGTCAACCGGATCGGCCGTGAACCATCCAGACAGAATATCTTCGATCTCGCTCTGGCGCTCATCAGCTACCTTGCGGAGGCCGTCGAAATACGCATCCATGGCGCCGCGCCCGGCTGCCGCGCCTTCTTCTTCGGTGCGCAGGCCTTTGGCCACCGCATCCCGGATCGCGTCCGTCTGGGCCTTATAGTCCCGGAACAAAGCCGCTTCGGGATCGCCCTCGTCGCGCACCCGATCGAAGGTCGCAAGCATTTCACGCTGCGCCGCCGCCGCCTTGCGCTGTGCCTCCGTCAGCTTGTTCGTTTTGTCAGTGACGGTATCGAGGAAATTCGGCAGGTCGCGATCGATCGTTGGCTTTGTGGCGGCGGGGGCCGCCCGGCGGAGGCTGTCCGGCGTCCAACCGATGCTGAGATCGAAGCGGCGGAGGCGCGCCTCGGCCTGCTCGGCTTGGGCGCGTTGCACCAGTCCGGTGCCCAGCCGCCCGCCGGTGACGAAGCTGAGAAGACGGCCCGGCCCCTCATACGCCCGGCCCTCCTGCTCGTTGAAGTAGGTTTTAAGCACTTCAAGGCGATTGAGTGCATCGGGAATCGATGCGGCCAGCTTTGTCAGCGAGTCCGCATACCCATAGATGGCCGTCGCATTATCCGCGACGACCTTCGAAACATTCGCTTCCAGAACCTGCTTCAGCGACGCGATCTTGTCAGCCGTGTCATCCGCAGCCTGAATTTGCTTGTCCGACAGGACGATGCCCAGCCGTTCCGCCGCAAGCGCCAGCTCGCCAACCTGCCCGCTGCCGCCCGCCAGCAGCGTATCGAGCTGCTGACCCGCCTTCCCGAACAGCGCGACCTCCGCCGCTGCCCTTTGGGCAGGATCCCGTACGTTCTCCAGCGCGTCGGCGATTTTCGGGATTGCCTCGCCGGCGGTCAGGACATGGCCACTGGCATCGCGAACATTGATCCCCAGTGCCTGGAAGGCTTCCAGCGGACCCTTCGCACCCAAGGCCGCTTTACCGAGCGTCTGCGTCAATTTCGCCAGGCTGCGGTCCATGGCGTCCTGCTCGACGCCAACCTGCGATGCGGCGTAGCGATACACCTGTAGGTCGCGGGTCGTGACGCCGAGCTGCTGCGCAGTTTCGCCAAGCGACGATGCATAATCGAGACTGCGCTGCGCCAGCGTGGCAAGCGTTGCCACACCCACACCTGCGGCGATTCCCTTTGTGGCGGTGGAAAGGCCGGCCAGCGCCGAATTGACCCGCGACGACGTGGAGCGCGCCGTGTCTTCGATCCGCTTCATGCGCGTATCGAATTCGCTGGAAAACTGTTCACCCGCCAGCTTGAGGCGAGCGACAATGTCCAATTCAGGCATGCTCACCTCCAGATGTGTTCGTTCGGCCGGGCTGCTGCACGGTCAAAAATGCGATGCGCTTTCGCCCGCCGATCAGTGATGATTAGTGCTGGCGGAGGCTGGACTCTGGCAGCAACCGAACTAGCGTTTCGCCCCTAATTGGAGAGGCTATGTTTCTAGGATTTCTGATCGCGGCGGCAGGACTCGGAGCCTGCTTGGACCCTCCCCAAAGCGAGCCTTGGGGGATGAGAGCGCTCGATGCGGGGGAGCCGTGCAAAAAGCGAAGCCCTCCACCTGCACGTCTAACGCCGCCTCAGCACGTTGCGATACAAAAGGCCATTCGCTCTTATCTTGATCTTGTCTTAAAAGATGAACCGTCGGCGCGGTACAAATGGCTTCCATCCACCCATAAAGTAGGCTTTTATTGTGGGTTAATAAATTCAAAGAATAGTATGGGCGGATATACAGGATTTAAGCCATTCCTGGCGCACTACTCTGCAAATTTTCGGATCGAAGATGTTTCAATATGGGACGACGATAAGTCGCGATCGGCTAGCAACGTTCTTATAGCATCCATTTGCCCGAAAATCGCTCAGTAGCTCGCGACAGCTATAATCTTCCAGCCCGCCGCGCGAACTCACTTGCCATTTTGCTCTGGAACGGGCGCACCGTTCCTTCGATCGAAAATCGGCCCATGCGGTGCAGCACGGGGACGAGTACGAAGATGATCGCCGAAGCGAACGTCCCCTTGTTGAGCTGATTATCGCTCGCCGCTCGCACGCGTCCCGTTTTCGGTCCGACCCGCACGCCATGCGCCACCAGCAAAGTGGGCTTGCCGGGCCGTTCAACCGCTGCCAGCTTGATACCCGTCGCCCGCTCCCATTCCGCCGGCGAAGGTCGCCTGTTACGCGCACTGAGGGCGGCGGCGGCGGTCGGGATCGCCAGCATGCCCCCATCCTTCGCGGCGATGCGGCCGCCATAGGCCGCGGCACGGATCGCCCCCTGCGTGCGAGCGCCGCCCTTGGCATAGAGCATCGCAACGGGGTCGTTTGCCAACGCCCGGGCGGGATACACTCGTCGCGTCCAGGCCTTGGCCAGCTTGCCCATCCCGGCAGCCGCTGTGGCGGCCTCAAGCGCAAGCTCCGCTTCCCGCCCGACTTCGGTGACCGTGTCGCGCTGCGCCCTCAGGATGCCCTTGCGCAGCTCGCCCTTCTGCTTTCTCAGCAGCTCGAAATCGATCGTCAGATGGTCGATCAAGCTAGGCATCCGACTTCCCCTGCATTGCTCGATCGAGCAGCCTGAATGCGTCCATAAGCGCCGCCGGCTGCTCCCCGACGCTGCCTGGACAGGGCAAGGGGGCGCCCCCAATTCCCGCATGCCTTCGGCAAAGCAGCCACAGATCGACCACCGGCCAGACCCAGGCCGGCAAGACGATCAGCGGATTTTCGGGCCATCGCCGGCCATCAATCTCCCAGCCTCCATCGACGGTCAGGCCGAACTCGAAATCCAACGGACGCCGGCGCACCGTCAGCGCCGCGATCAGTTTTTTTCCTGCCCCCCATATTGCAGCGAGAATGCCCGAGCGCCCGCCACGCGCAGCTGCAGAGGGTCGATCGCGGCCAGAGCATCGTCGGTTACCCGACCGTCCTTTCCACGCGCGAAGGCGATGCCGGTATTCTCCCAGCCCACACAGAACCGCTTCATCGCGACAATGGGCGCGATCTGCGCACGCCGCTGCATCCGGGCCTGAAGCGACCGATAGGCTGGCCGATATTCCGACAGAACCTCACGCGCCCCGGCCAATATCTGTGCGTCGCTATCCGATAGCGATTTGGGTTCGTTTCCCTCGGCCGCGTCGCTCACCAGATCGGCCTCGATCTGCTCGATCTCGATGATGCGATCGAGATCGGGGTCATCGTCCAACAACGATCGTACGCCTTCCAGAAAGGCTGCGCGCAATTCGTAGCTGTGAACTGGCCCGGCGCGATGCTCACCTGAAAGCTCGGCCTCCATCAGCCCGCGCTCGATCACGCTGCCATGGCGGAGCAGGTAGACCGGCGCGTCCTGCTGCCCCTCCAGCCAGGACGGCGTGAAGGGGATCGGTTCTTTCGTGCTGGTGCCGATCATCAGGAGAACACCAGCACGCGGTCGGTGTCGCGGCCCACCGCGTCGCGGCCCAGGCTGCGGCATTGCAGCCCGGTATCTTCGGACCGCAGCTTGCCCCGCGTGCCGGGGTCGGCGCGCACCGGCTGGCCAAGAGGCACCACCAGCGCCCAGCGGTTACCCGCCTGCGATCCATGGCGCAGCACCGCCGGCATGGTCACGCCGTTGCCGATGTCGCTGATCGTGTTGCGGTTGGCGACGATCGTCGCCAGCGGATCCATCGTCAGCATCGGCGTGCGATCGACGATCTGGCCGCCGGCGAAGCCATAGGGCGTGTTCGGATCGTCCGGCACCTCCAGCTGGCTGCCCGCGTCCAGCGACCAGGTGGAGATGGCCAAGTTCTTGCGGTTCATCGACACCGCCGGCGACAGCGACGAACCCTGCACCAGCACCGGCGCCATGTGATTGGCCACCACCAGGTTGGTCGGCATCGCCGCATCTTCCTTGCCGGCATAGATGCCCGTCACGCTGAACGCGCCGAAGCCGGGCCGCGCCGTCCGCCCGTCCAGCGTCAGCACGCCACGGCAGTCGATGAACTTCAGCAGCACGCCGTCTTCATAGATCCAGATCGTCGCCGCTGGCTGGTCGGTAAGCCGCGCCGCCGCATCGCTGGGCGACGTGCTGGCATAGGTCCAGTTCGGCGCGATCGACACGCTGGTGGTCGTGTCCAGCACCGGCGTGAAGCTTTCCGACAGCGTCGCTACCCGGCCGGCGGTATATTCGATCACGGCCGGCGCGTTGCCCGCCCCCGTGCCCGCGCCGATCAGCAGCATCATGCCCAGCAGCGCGCGCGCCGTGCCGGGGAAGCCGGCCGGCAGCGTGACGCTGCTCGCGCCGCCCGCGGTCGCCAGCGCCGCGGCGATCGCCGCCTGGAACTGGCCCTTCCAGCCGCACATCTGCAGCGCCTGGTGCAGCGGCGGCTTGACCGTGCTGCTGTAGGTCGCGCCGGCGCCCGCCCCCTTGATCCGCGAACGGAAGCTGATCGTCGCCGCCTGGCCGATGATCAGCGGCGATCCCGCCACCAGCGAACCGGTCGCCTCGTTCGATTGCTCGGTCGTCCAGGGCGACGGATAGGTGACGCTGTCCGCCTCCACCGGGATCGCGTCCAGCGTCGGATCGGGGGTTGCCGGCGTGCCTTCCGCCGTCTGCAGCTTCACGAGCACCGCCACATTGGCGGGGCGGATCGTCTGGTCCATGTGGGTGCCTCCTCAGGCGGCTTGCGCGGGGTCGCCGCGTCGGGTTGCGAAAGTGATCTCGAAATCGACCGCGAAGCCCAGCCGGTCGATCGACGCGAGCGGGGCGATGGCGGTTCGGAAATCCTGTTCGTCGATCGTCTCGGCCAGCCCATCCAGCGGCGGATCGGGCATCACGGCGGCCACGACGGCGGCGTACAGCGCGTTGAGCGCCGCATGCGCGGCCACGCCGCTCGACTGCTCGACATAGCCCTCGATCGGCACGGTCAGCGTGTAGCGAGTGGTTCCCGCCTCCATGTCGACGATGCGGTGGCCGCCATCGAAGATGTGCAGGGCGGGGAAGCTGACCGGGTCGGCCGACGGAAGCCGCTCGACTTCGGCCACCACCGGGCTGGCGATGCCGCGCAGCCGATCCTCGATCGCGGCGAATATCTGCTCGCGCACCGCGCTCATGACGCCGTCTGCTCCAGCGTCACCACCCAGCGCGCCATCTCGTCACGATCGGCGACCTGGATCGGCTTCCACAGCTTGCCGTCGCGGGCGATCCGGTCGGCCTTGGCGGGGCGCTGCGCCAGCAGCGAATAGCGGATTTCGGCGGTGATGGTGCGGGTGGTGTTGCCCGCCCCTTGGAACGATTCGCCCGGCATGTCCGACCAGACGACCGGGATCGGCGTCGGCACGGTCAGTCCGCCGCCGGTATAGATCACCGTTTCTTCGAACACGGCGTCGATCGACGCCAGTGCCGCCGCCTCCGCCGCGTTCACGCTCAATCCTTGGCGCTGCCGGAGGCCTTGGCCGCGGTCACCTCATCACCGACGCGGTCCTTCAGCCGATCGGGATGGATGAAGCCCGCCTTGGCATCATCGCCCACGCGCAGCTCGCTGCCCGCGTCGTGATACTGGTTGAGATTATCCAGCGCCGGGCTCGCCAGCGTGACGGTCTTGTCGGTCATGGGATGCTCCGGAAATGAAACGGGCGGCCGGGCCGAAGCCGGGCCGCCCGTCAGGCTGGGGGAGAGGATGGACCGGTTAGGACAGCTGGCCGGTCAGCAGCACGCGGCCGACGGTGTCGCCCGATGCCTGCGTCTGGCGCGCGACGCCGATCAGCACGTTACCGCTCGCCGTGCTGGTGACCACCTTGTTGGTGTTGTCCCAGTACAGCTTGGTCGTGTCGGCGACCCAGGCCTGGCCAGTGGCCTTCGCCAGGTCCCACACGCCGTTACGCTTCGCCTCGACCGTTGCGCCGTTGGCGGCATCGGCAAGGGCGACCGCGAACACGGCGCCGACCAGCAGGCCTGCGCCGCTGGCAACCGCGTAAGGGGCCGTCATGGTGATCGTATCACCCGGCTGGACATAATTCTTCGCCATGGCGGCTTACTCCTTGGTGGAGGCGCCCTTGCGGGCAGCCTTGGGCTTGGCGGCGGCCGCCTGCGGGGCGACCTCCGACTGGTGCGGTTCCGAAGCCGCGGGGGCGGTCTCGGGCGCGGCGGCGGAGATCGCCTCGGTTGCGGTCTCCTCGTTCTGTTCGTCGGTGAAGTCGGCGGTGACATCCACGCCGGCCTCCTCGGCAAGGATGCGCTTGGCATCCTCGTCCGACACATGCAGCACCCCTTCGTCGGGGTGACGCAGACCACCGCCCACGTAGGCGGAGGTCAGAAGTTTGATGAACTTCATGGCCTTTCTCCTAGTCGGGGCGGGCCGCGTCGCGGCGGCCCGACCCGCTATCTAGATTGTCGTGGGGGAGGCGTCAGGCGCCCGGCTGCTTGTATGCGGAGCGATAGTTGACCGCGCCGGTGCCATAGTCGTGGCGGACCTTCCACTCGACGCCGTCCACCCGCCAGCCGTCCTGGCTGTCGGTGAAGGGCTCGGTCACGCCGTTGAGGAACACCACCTCAAGCGCCGGCGCGATATTCGGGTCGGCGAAGAAGTAATAAGCGGTGCCCGACAGGCGGGGCGTGTCGACAATGTCGCTCAGCAAGCCGGCAACGATGTTCGGCCGCTGCAGCTTGTTCACCGCATCCGGGTCGTACTGGCTGCCGTTCAGGATCCGGGCACCGCCGCCCAGCCCGATCGGGAACAGGCCGATCGAGGGACGGATGTCGAGATATTCGGTCCCGCTGACATCCTTCTGCGATGCCATCGCGACGCGGATGGCATCGAACGCGGCGACCGAAGGCGCCGCGCCGGCGCCGGCCAGATTGCCATGCGTCGCATGGAACAGGGCCACGCCGTCGTTCATCAGCGGGTTGGAATTGAGCAGCGCATAGACGTCGATCTCGATCGTCAGTTTAGCCGCTCGGCCGAGGTCGACCGCCAGGCCCGAAAAGACCTGCATGTCGTCATTGATGATCGCCTGCCGCGACAGGTTGATCATGTTGCCGACCGTCTTGGCCTTGATCACCTCCTTGGCCAGGTCGGGGATCGGCTTGTTCTTGAACTCGCCGGCCTCGTTGACCTGATCGAGCGCCCCGAACGAACCGCGCAGATAGCGCGTATGGGCGCGGAAATCGGTCACCGTGCCGGTGCCGCAGAACCGCGACCAGGTGTCGGGCGTGGTCGCATAGGCGGCCTGCAGCGTCCGGTGGATCGCGGTTTCGAACAGGACGGGGAAGTCGCTGGTCGTCTGCGTGATCGCCGATCGCGCCGTCATGGCATCGCGCACGATCGCGTCGGGGCTGCGGCCGGGCACGGCGATGCTGGCATTGCCCAGCGCTTCACGCGCCAGATCGACGTTCGAGACGCCACGGAATTCGCCCGCGTCGATCCGCAGCGTTTCGCCACGGGCCTTGGCCGCCGCCTCGACCATCGGGGCGACGCCGGCCTTGACCAGCAGCCAGTTGGTCGCGCCCTCGCGGAACTTGTCGCGCTGATCCTGCGTCACGCGCGCCGGGCTGGTGTGGCCGACGCCGGCGGCGTCGCCCTGCTCCGCCAGCTTGTCGAGGATCTTCTCGCGCGCCACGGCCAGCGTGGTTTCACCCGCGACCAGATCGTCGATGAATGCGGGCGGCAGGTTGTGCTTCGTGCCCAGCGCCCGGATGCCGGCGACCCGCTGGCGCTCGCTGGCAACCGCCCGGTCGATGCGCGCCTGTGCGTCGCTCGCGGTAATGGTGTCGGCGGGCTGGTTTTCCCCGCCCGGCTTGTTGTCCTGCTCGGACATGTCGGTTCCTTCCTTGGAATTGGCGGGGACTGCCGCCCGTTGCTTGAGGGTGAGAGCGGCCGCAGCCGTCTGCGAAATTCCCCGCATCGCTTTCCCGCCGGTGATCGACTGCAGGACTGCGGACGAGCTGGCGGCGATGAGGGGGTTTTCCGGGGCCTTGCGGAACCCGAAGGCGGATACGTCGCACGCCGCGGCACTGGTCGCCTCGACGATCGACGTGATGAAACCTTGCTCGAGCGCCTCGGCCGCGGTGAACCACGTCTCGGCGTTAAGCATGACGATCAGGTCTTCGGCGCTGATCGCAGTCTGCGCCGCATAGATGCCCACCATCTGGTCGCGGAGACGGTCCAGCTTGTCCGCTTGGCGGCGCAGCTCGTTCGCGTCGCCGCATGCGCAATCCCAGGGATTGTGGATCATCATCAGCGCATTGTCGGCCATGCAGATCTCGTCGCCGATCATCGCCAGCAGGCTCGCCATCGACGCCGCCAGCCCGTCGATCCACACCGTGATCTTGCGGCCCGCCTGTTTGGCTCGGGCGAACGCGTTGAAGATCGCCATGCCTTCCATGACGTAGCCGCCGGGGCTGTTGATGCGCACCGACAGGTCGTCGTCGGCGCCCGAAATGATCGGGACAAGCGTCTTCGCATCGAGACCGTCGAAGCTGTCGCCGACGATCCCATAGATCAGGATTTCGGTCATTCAGGGGCCTTTCTTGTCGCGTTGGGCGCGCGCTGCGGCGCTGTCGGCCGTGGCCGGATTTCCGACCGCGGTCACCTTGCGCGGGTCGCTGTCGAGCGTGATGCCCAGCCGATCGAGCAGGTCGTTGTCCGCCTTGCGCTGTGCCAGGTGTCGATCGGGATCGACGCCGCGCTCCTGCAGCGCTTCGGACAGGTTCAGCACGCCGGAGCGGATGCCGTCGCGCAAAGCGGGTATCTCGGTCGCCGGGTCGAGCATCTCGACGGCCGGCGGCGTCCATTGGATGGTGACGCCCGTCGTATCCTCGCCCAGCGCGTCCATCGCGTCGATCAGCCATTGACCGACCGATCCGCAGAATTGCGGCACGAACATCAACCACTGCCATGTCGCCACCGAACGGCGATAGCGCAGCCGCCCGAGCCGACCGGAAATGAACGATACCTGGCTTAGGTCGCCGGTTAGTTCCTCGTATGGCACGCCCAGGCCGACCGATATCGCGCGCAGCGATACCCGCGCGTAGTCGACATAGCCGTCGACGCCCGGCGGGTTGGACCATTCGATCCGTTCGCCCTCGCGGAGGTCGCTGATCGTGCCGGGCTCGACATAGTCCAGAGGTTCGCCGACCGTTTCTTCGTCGTGCCCGACGATATTGGACGCGTCGGGGTCGCCGTAGCGGAAGCCGGCGAACGCCGCCGCCAGCTTCTGCCGCTGCAGCTGGGCGTCCTCGTAATCCCCGAAATCCTTCATACGCAGGATTACGGGCGTCAGCCAGGGCGCGCCATGCTCCTGCTCGGGTCGGTCAGCGCGAAACACATGCGCCACGTCCGCCGCCGATATGAAATTCGACGAAAGCGACGTCGGACGCGCAGCGCCCGGATGGCCGGAATACAACCAATATCCCTCCCGCTTGCCGAGCGGGCTGAACTGGATCCCGTTGATGATGAAGCCCGGCGTCTTGCCGGGCTCTGCACGAAGCTGACCATGGCGTCCGGCGTCGATGTAATCCGGCTCGATCACCTGCAGCTGGAATGGCAGCGGCAGCCCGTCGCTCATTCGCCGCCAGCGACGCCGCATGATCGCAGCCCCGCTTTCGACGATCGTGCGCGCCGCCTGCAATTGCAGGCCATACAGGTCGTGGCGACCGGCGGCATCGCAGCTGGACGTGTCCAGATGATCGCGCGCGATCGCGTTCAGTCGATCGTCGACGGCGCCGTTGCGATAGACCTGGAACGTGATGCCGGGGCCGACCATCGCTTCCGCGATTCGCGCGACGCCGGCGCTGGCGTGCGGGTTATTGCGGACCAGCTCGCGCGATACTCCGCGCAGCGCCGCCAGTACCGCCGGCGACAATTCGCCGTTCGGATCGAGCCGGCTGCGCTGCCATCCGGCGCTACGCCGCCCCATCGTGGCGCCGTCATATTCGGCACGTCCGCCACGCCGGATGCGCTTCGCCGCAGGCTCGGCTGGCGCGCGATCCTCGATCGGTGCCGATCCACCCGCGATTGCAGATAGCCAGCGGCTGAACTGTCCGGCCATGTTACAGGCCGCTCCGATAGTAGGGCGTCCGGCGGCGAACGACACCGGAAGCCGACGCCTGCGCCATCAGCAGTTTTGCCTCCACCACCGCGATCGCCGCGGCCACGGCCTCGGGCGTATTGTATTTGACCCGCCGGCCATCGGCGAACGCGACCTCCTGCGGTCCGGTGGCGATGGCGATATAGGTCTCGCGCAGCTTCTGGAGGTCGGCATCGGTCCAGGCCATCTGCTACCTCCTCGGCAAATATGGGTTTGGCCGTCTTGGCCGTGTTTTCGGCTTGGCCCTGACGATCGGATCGACAGGCTTTGCCTCAGGTTGAATGACCACGATCGCGGCCGGTGCGCTCTGCTCCGGTACCCTGTGCGCCGCCGGGACCCACCGCATATGGTCGCGGCTCTGCGCGAACGGCGGTTTCAGCAGCGATGCATAGGCGTAGACCAGATGGTCCCACGTCTCGTTTCTCGGCCGCAGCTTCTTCCAGCTGCCGTCTTTCAGTTCCTCGGCCGTGATTTCGTCCAGATATTCGTCCGAAATCCCCGTCGGCCCTTCGCCGGCCAGTCGCTTGCGGCTCCCCGGCCGATCCGCACCCGGCAGGTGGATATAGCCGGCGCCGGCCGCGGCGATCCGCAGGCGCGCGTCGATGATATTCTTGATCCGGTGGACGTTGGGCATCCACAGGTCCGGCGAATTGCGCCGCGCACCGCCCTTCATCTTGCGGTCGGCGAATTCGGCCGGCGGCATCAGCTTCGGGTTGCGCGGGTTGTTGCCGCCCTTGATCAGTGTGATCCGCTTGCGCTCGATCCCCGATCCGCCCCGCGCCAGCGGGGCGGTCGCCCGATGCCACAGCGCCTTGACGCTGCTCGTCCAACTATCTTCGTTCCGGCCGCCGCCTCCGCCCGTGTCGATCGCCACCGATAGCGGCGGGGGGCTTTGCCCCGATCCGTCTGCCAGCGGCCACGTCATCCGCCACAGCGGCAGTAAAGCTTCGGCGATTCGGTCCGGGCTGTCGCCGAACGGGCGGATCGGCGTCCCGTCCGAATAGACCTGCATCGCCCAGCGATCGATCAGCCAGCTTTCCAGCTTGTCGCCAAACCCGATCGCCGCGCACTCGAACGATGTCGCCTGCGCGTCGACCACGATCACGATCACGCGCACGCCGGCGGGCACCGTGCCCATCGCGAAATCCGGCTCCCGCCGCGCCGCCAGCTCCGAAGACTTCAGCGGCTTTTCGCCCGACAGGATCGAACGATAGTTCACGCCGGCCTTGGTGTTCATGAACGTCCGCAGCGGGCCTTCATCCTGCCGCAGCGCCCATGTCCGCTGCGCCTCCCGCCACGATCGCGCCAGGTCCGGCCAGCTGGTGAACGCCAGCAGTCCGTCGATCCGGAACGTCCGGCGGCGCTTGCTCGCGGTCGGTCGCGACGCGACGAAGCCCCGATTCGGCAATCGTGCCAGGCTGTTCAGCAACGCACGTCGGTCAGACGGAGCAAGTTCGCATCCATTCGCCGCGCAGTTCACGTGCGCGGTGCGTTCTGCCAAATCTTCGTCGCCCGTGTCGTCGAACCGCAGATCGCGGCGCAGGTCGATTTCCCACCGATCGCCGCAGCTTGGGCACTCCGGCCACAGCCGTTCGTCGGTGCCCCCGTCAACGAAGGCTTCCGTCTTACCCCCGCTTTCGTCGGCCGGTGACGACGATACGAATTTGGTGTCCCGCCCCTTGCGGGTGGTCAGGCGGCCCTCCAGCAGCGCGATCGCCGAACCCTGGCCGGCCTGATCCTCCGTCCCGCCGATATCGTCGGCCATCTGGTCGAAATCGTCCAGCCAGCCGTAGCGCGCCGGCACCTGGATGAACTGGCCGGGCACCGGCCATACCGAATACAGGAACATGCCCTGAAATTGCTTCAGCAGCATGTTGTTCGCGTTAGACGCGGTCGACAGTTTCGACCGGACCGCCTTCGTGTCCTTGATGAACGGATCGACCCGGCTCACCACGAACTTCGTCGTCGCCGACCGGTCGGGTTGGCACAGGAAGAAATTATCCGGTGCCTGGTCGATAACCCAGCCGATCCAGCTGAGCCCGATCGTCGATTTTCCCGCCTGCGCCGGGCCGAGCAGGCCGACTTCGGCGGTTTCGTCGTCGGTCAGCGCGTCGATGACTTCGGCATGCCAGGGCAGGGCATCCAGATCGAATGTCGTGTTGTTCCGCGCCCAATCGCTGCCGCTTTGCTTCTCCCGCGGCTCCGCCAGGTGCGCCAGCCGTGCTAGTATCTGCCCGCCGGTCTCAAACGGCGGAATGCTCCACCGCGGCGCCAGCAAGGTCGCCTGCGTCGCCATCGGGTTCGGGCTCCACCTCCGCCAGCGTCCGCATCCGCCTCGCCAGTTCGGCCAGGTCCGAATTCATCATCGTGTCGATCTCGATCTGCAGCGAACGGGGCAGATCGACGCGCTTGCCCAGCCGGGCTGAAAAGCTTTCCGATTGCTGCCGGTGCCACACCAGCAGCTGGCCGATCGCATCCTCGACCGACGATTTTGCCACCAGCTCGCCGCGCAGGCGCGCCAGCTTGTTGGCGACAAGTTCTTCCTCCAGCAGCGCCTTGCGCTCGGCGACCGTCAATCCAGGCTGCGCCTGCGCGGCGCTGCCCAGGCCTAGCTCCAGCCCCAGCTGCGCCATCTGCTCGAGCCGCGCCCGTTCGGCTTCGCGCTTCCGCTCGTCCAGCGTCTGAACGTACCGCGCCGCCGCCGGCAGATCGATTTCGAACGCGTCGCCCTTGCCGTTGGCCCGCTTGATGATCCCCGCGAATTCGGGGTCGCCGTCGATCATCCGACGCAGCGTCGGTTCCGAAGGCATCCCCGGCAGCGCCGCCAGCTCGGCCAGCGTGCCGATCACGGAAGATAAACCGAAAGATAAACGCAAGCCGGCCAAAAAATCGGCTTAGTCACGAGCTTTGCGCCTTTGCGCCCCGCATACGCGAGGTGCCCAGGAAGGACCCAAAGGGGTGGTCGACCTCGACCGGCTTGATCGGTCCCGGCCGCTCGGCCCCGCCCGTCGCGGATGCCGACCCGCCCGCTCGCGCCGCCCCGCCGGTCAGATGCGACGCGGCCGGTGGCCGGCACATCGATCGTCGCGGAGGTGGTCGGGCTCATGGATGCGGCTGCCGCTACGGGGCCACAGCTTCGCCCCAGCATGGCAAGAAATACACCCGGCTGACCCCTAAAACGAACACCCTTTATTTTGCATCGTGCGAATTTTAGGGATTGCGGGATTTTAGGGGCCGACATCAAAGGCTTACCGGCACCCGCGCTTTGGTCAGCGCACGGCATATGGTCGAAATCGCCCGGTTGTAGCGCATGCGGAGCGCATTCGGGCTGCGCGGACTGGCCAGCTTCCGCTTCACCGCCTGCCAGTCGATCTGCCCGCCCTCGTTCGCGATGGCGATGCACACCATGCCCACCAGTCGCCGGTCGCCCCGCGCTTCATCGAGATAGGCGCCCCATGCCAGCGTCGCCTCCATCCGGTCCACCTCGGCGGATCGCAGGCCGACGCGCCGCTTCACCTCGCGGTCGCTCTCCGGCTCGACATAGTCGGCCACCTCGCCGTCCACCTGCGCCGCCGCCCGGTTGTCCCGCACCACCAGGCTCCACGGGCCGTCGCCCGCGAATGGGTAGCGCCCGCTCGGCACATGCCGATCGAGGAATTCGAACGCCTCCACCAGCCGCTCTTGCACGGCGCCGGGCGTCCACACCGCAATCGCCCCTGCTGTTTCCATCATCCCCATCACCACCACCCTAAATCTTGAAGAAAGACCTGTTCACATGATGACGGCGGGTTGAGCGGGTTTGGTCGCGCACATGCCTGCCCGCCCACCTTAGCCGGCCAACTTGCCGAAAACCCGCCGTCCCGCCGTCAACCCGCCGTCAATCGCGGTATTTCAGTGACTTGCGGCGACGGCGCGTCTGTCACGAACCCGCCGTTCTTCACCCCCGAAACCCGCCGGCCTCGCCCGCTTTGCCGCGCTTCCAGCGATCCGACCGAACCCGCCGTCATGCCAGAACCCGCCGTCAGCAGGGCGAAAACGGCGGGTTGACGGCGGGTTTCTCGCGCGCCTGCCGTCACCGCCTGACGCAACATCTTGTGGCCGTGCCGCGCCATCATTCGGGCCACCCGCCACCGAAGTCGTCATCGTCATCCCGCCAATTTGACGCGGGCGCCTGCGGCGCCCCCCGACCATCCACCCCACTGTTAGGGTTAGCGGGGTCGGGCGCGTCGGCGCGGTCGGGCGCGGCGGACAGTGGGGCGCCCTCGCGCAGGCGGATGCCCTTGCGCAGGCGCTTGCCCGTCCGATCCTTCTTTTCCTCATGCTGCTTGTCGCGCAGCCACCGGCCGAGCGCGGTCTGGCTGGGCACCTTCTCCGCGCCGGCATTCTCGCAATACTGCTTGAACGACGCGTACAGGTCGCCCGATGGGGTCAGCGCCTCGCGGTCGCCCACCTCGCAACACTCCATGTACCATTCGCCCATCGTGCTGACGGACTGGCGATACTGGCGCGTGAACGTGGCCGATTCCTCGCTGATCGGCAGCCGGCGCGTTTCCAGCCATTTGAGCGCGCCCGCGATCATCCAGTTCAGGATCCCGCTGCCCTCATCGTTCACGAAATGGTCGGCCAGCTGCTCGAACGGCACAGATGCCTGTCCGCCCTTGTCGAACTGGTAGGACCACGGGATCGCGACGACGCGCCGCCAGAAGCCGTCGTCGTCGGTCGGCACCGCCGGCAGCGGGTTGACCTCCACGATCAGCTTCCAGTGCGCCTTATATTCGATCTCGGCCTTGTGCATCGCGCGACAGGTGATCAGGCTGCCCGTCACCTGTTTCAGCCGGGTGCCGTTCCATGTCGATCGCGCCGTCGGCTCGTCGCACGTCACCAGGCGGATATCGCCCTGCAGCCGCGCCAGGTCGCTCGAATGCTCGCTGCCCGATTTTTGCGTGCCCGATTGCAGGAACGTCTCCACGCCGGCGTGGCGGTAATAATCGCCCATCAGGCGCGCGATCACGTCGTTCGTCAGCGACTTGCCGTCGCCGCCACGCCCCTGGAAGATGAACCACTTCTGCTCGCTGGTCAGCCCGGTCAGGATATAGCCGTAGACCATCTGCATCAGCCGCCGCTGCTCGCGGTTCGGCTGCACCAGCTCCATCCGCTCGCGCCAGTCGGGGCAGGCGGCATCCTTGTCATAGACGAACGCCGCCATCTGCATCATCCGGTCGGTCGGGTCATGCGGCGCGTGCCGCGCCTCCCACCCACCACCCTCGGCCGGGGCAAAGCGGATCGTGCCGTTCGCGACGTTCAGCGCCAGCGGATCGGTGTCGAATTCCTCGCGCCGGGCCGAAATCAGCGTCTGCGCCTGTTTCAGCATGGCCGCGGTCGCGGTCGCATTGCCGCTTTTGACCGCATGCTTGCGGAGCGCGATCACCCGGTCCTTCGCCACCTCGACCGGCACCGCCCATCCGAACGCGCGCTCCAGCGCCGCAACGTCTTCCGCGATTTCATTAAGGGCCATCGCTTCGGCATCGATATGCCGCGCCACGTCGTGCGCCAGCTTGGTCGCCATCCGCTCGCCGTCGCGGGCCGACCAGCGCCGGCCGTCATATCCGACCCAGCCCAGATCATCGACCCATAGCAGCTGTCCCTTGGCGAGCCGCACCAGCCGCTCGGCATTGCCCAGGTCGTTCGTGTCCAGCCATGCGCTCTGCAGCGGATCGTCGACCGGCATCGGGATCATGGCGCCGCTCATGCCAGTCGCGCCTGGTGTGCCAGCGCAGCGAGCGCGATCGCCCGCGCCCGTGCGCCGCTGACCGCCATCTTCCGCGGCTCCGGCGCCACCTCCGCCCGTGGCAGCGCGATCGAGATCGACGGCCCTTCGATGCCCAGCGCCTGCCGATACACCTCCAGTTCGGCCTCCTGCATCTTACGCAATTCAGGATGAAGCGTGCGCGCCTTGATGCACGCCCGGATCGCCGCGACGTTGAAGCCGAGCGATTTCGCGAATTTGAACAGATCGCCGATCTTATCGGCGATTGCCTGGCGCTCGGCGAACAACACCTCCGCCCGCTCGACGATCTGGAACAGGTGCGCCACCGCCGGCTCCGCGCCGTCCGGCGCGCTGGCCAACTCCTTCAGCGCGCGCGCTTCCTCGATCGCCGCGACCAGCCCGGCCGCGTCGCGGAGTCCGAAGCGCTCGACCAGTTCTTCCGCCAGCGCTTCGATATCGCTCGGCCCATCATCGTCAGCGCCATCGCTCGCACCGGTATCATCATCGATGGGCGGGATGGGCAGTCGTCTTGGCGCCCGTGGGGGCGTCGCCGCGGCGGGTAGGCCAGACGATGGCACGTCATATTTGCCGGCGTTACGCTCCCAAAGTGGCGGCTCGGCCGATGAAGCCGGCATGGTCGCCGATGGCGGGCGCAGTACGGTCCGCCGGCCGACATGGTCGGGAGCGCTGACATAGCCCTCTCGCTCGGCCCGCTCGACATGGCGCGCCGCCTCGCTGTAGCCAATGCGCAGCTGGCGCTGCAGCCAAGACGCGGACGCCTTCTGATGCTCCAGCATCAGCGCGAGCGCAGATTGATACGGATCGGCCGCAGGCGTCGGGATGGAAGGTCCTACCATTCCGCAGCCGCTTCACATTCCGCGCACAGCCGATGGGCCAGATAATCATCTTTCATCAGCACAACCTTGCAGAGGCGACAGTGCCGGACAGGTTCGTCGGCGACCCGCTGTCTCGAATCCCGCTGCTCAGGAAGCGCCCCGAAGAGCCCGTCCGGATTTTCCTCGCTCACGCCACCGCTCTCCCCAGGTCATTGAAATCCATCCCCATCGGCGGCCTGGCGGCAGTCACGCGCCGCGAGCCGGCGGCCCGCCAGCTCTTCACGAACAGCTCCGCGCAGATCGCCGCCCGCTCGGCCGTGCTGATCGTGCGCGCGATCGGCCGCGCTCCGCGCGCCTCAATCACGTCCTCGCCCCGCCACCCACCCGTCGCGGGATCACGCACACCGCGCAGTGGCTTCATGTCGGCGTCGATCAGTCCCGTGACCGGCCCGTCGTGCGCAAATGCCAGCGCCGGGTTGGCCGGATCGGGGCGAAGGTCGTACAGCGGCAGCGCACCTTTGCGCGCGCGCAGCGGCCGGCCCTGCAGATTGTCGAGGCTTAGCGCCGCCAGCCCACATGCATCCTCTGGCGCCTCGGCCAGCGCCATGCCCGACAGCACCGTCTCGTTACCTTCGCCCACGAATAGCGGAACGTGCGCCTGGTAGCGGCCCAGCACGATGCATCCGCCCCGCGCCGCGCCCAGCATCTTGCGCGCCGGATAGGGCGATCCGTCCGCCCGCATCCGCGCCATCTTCGCCGTGCAGTCGGGGGTCAGGAACGTGACGTGCATGCCGATCGGCCGCCAGCTCGGCCCGCCGTCAGGGTCCACCGGCCGCCGGATCAGACCGACGATCGCCGGTGCGGTCGGCACGCTGGTCGGGCGCCGCCCGACCTCCCACGGCACGATCGGCGCCACCCGGCACAGGCGGAAGTCGCGCAGCCGATCGTCTGTCAGCACGCCCGCCGGCACGCCCCGGCCGCGCAGATAGGTCCGCACCGCGTCGCCGTCCGCCGTCGCCGTATCCCAGATGAATCGCCCCAGCGTCGCCGCGTCGACCAGCTCGCGCTCGCGCGTCGATCGCACCTGCGGCGCGCGCTCCCGCCGCACCGGCTGCGCCGCCAGCCCGTCCAGCCCATGGTCGCCCTCCAGCCGCACCAGCGCGTCCATGAACGGCAGCCCGTGGAAATCCGCGACGAACTTGATCGCATCGCCATGCCATCCGCAGCCCCAGCAATGGGCATAGGGCGTCCCGCTTTTGCGCGGCTCGGGATAGACCGTCAGGCTGTCGCTGTTGCTGCCGTGGAACGGGCATTTGCCGCGGGGCGTCCGCCCCAGGCCGAGCTTCACGGCCCCGCCCACCACCGCCACGATATCGGCCTTGTCCAGCACTTTGGCGACGCGTGCCCGGAACGCCTGTTCCCGCTCGTTCATCGCGTCGGACGCGATGGCGTCCCCTGCGCCGCGACGAAGGGGACGATCGTGGCGGGATCGGTGTCATAGAAGATACCCTCCATCGGACGGTCGTCATGCTCGGAACGCGGGAATGCAGGCACGCAGGCCGTGAAGCCGTCATTGTCGGTGCGCAGAACGGCATCCGCCGGAACCGGCTTTCCACAGGCGTCGCAGCGCCGATCGTCGGGCATATCGATGCTCATCTCGTCTCTCCCACCGCTTCCAGGCGGCACCACTGCGCAAATCCCAGCTTGATCAGGTCGCTGACGAACTGATCCAGCGGCACGCTCTTGGCCTTCGCGGCGCGGATCACGTCCGCCTCGATCCGCGGCTTGCGCCCGCGCTCGAATGCCACCGCCATCGGATGGTCGGGGCCACGCTCGATTCCATGCGCCGCCGCCTCGGGGGCACGAAGCGGCGGCGCCTCCGCCACCGGTTCAGGCGAGGCCGGAGAGCCCTCCTTTGCCGGTGACGGATCGGCCGGCGGGGGGGATGCCGGCCGGTTCGATGGGGCGCGATCTGTAATCCGCTTGGCGGCACCCGATGATGCCGCGCTGGGGGCCTTGCGAGCCGTACCAGACGCCCCTTGGGTATTCTGTGTGCGCACCTTCGGCGCGCGATTGCTCACCTCTTCGGCCAGGTCGGGCACGGTGATATGCGGGATCGTGCCGCGCGCCTCACCCATGGCTTCGAAGGGAATTTCATGAAGCGTGATCATGCCTTCGTCCGCCATCTCGCGCAGGATGTCGTCGACCAGCGCTTCGCTGCCGAATTCCAGCCGCAGCGCGATCGACCGCTTGGACGGCATCGCCTCACGATTGTCCTGCTTCTCGCGCAGCCATCCGCGCAGCCGCAGCTTGTTGAACCGTGAAAAGCTCACGCAATCTTCTCCATGGGAAATCCTGCCCGGCGCCGGTGGCGGCAGCCGATATCGGCTCGCACCCCGCACCAGCCGCAGCTGTCGCGCATCACGCGCAGATGTTCGGGCACCGGCCCGCGATAGCCTTCGGTGTCGATCGCGTTGGTGATCGCCATCGCCGGCCGGCTCCATGCCGTGCGCGCGCCGACCCGCATGATCGTCACGCGCCGCATATGGCTGCGCCGCTCGACCGCGATCAGCCGCCGCCGCTCCAGCTGCGCGATCACCGCGCCGGCGCGCGAATTCGCCATTATGCCCAGCGTGTCGGCGATCTCCTGGTTGGTCGGGCACGCCGCGCCCGCCTCGGCCGCGGCCAGCAGCATCGCGAACACCCGATCGGCGAACAGCCCGCTCATCGCGCCGCATCCAGATCGAGCAGGGTCGGCATCGCGCGTCCGGCATCCTGCTCACGCAGGCTCACGCCGTCCCGGAAATAATCGGCATTGAGCTTCGCCGCCCAGCCGCGGCGACCGTGCTTCACCGCGCCCAGAATCCCCGCGACGCCCATCAAGAGCGCGCAGCGGCCACTTTGCGCGCCCATGCCTTGCGGCGCGCCACTAGTGAGCCGATCATTCGCCCGGAACATAGCTATGGGGAGGTCAAACATGAACTATCGGCCGACGATGCCTGATCGCGCCAAGGAATTCGCCGCGGGGGCCCTCGCTGGATCGCTTATGGCCTATTTGATCGCGCTTTTGGCGCGTTCGGATTCTAATTTCGGAGCGACAATATTCAGTCCTGAAGTTATTGGCGCTGCGCTCGGTGCCGGCATCACTATCGGCGGCACAATTATCATCGCGAGATATGAGGATTGGGCAGCCCGCGCCGATCGGCGGAACCGCTACTATGCTATAGCGAACGCAGCGCTGATAACTATTAGCCGTCTCGAGCGCGCGAACGGCTTTGCGATTTCCGATCTCGAGGAGCAGCTTCGCCGGGAAATGCGCACCCTCGAGGAACTTTGCCGGATTAACCCCCCCGATGATGTGGCTACCACAATGTGCTTGATCGACGTCCGGGAGGAGTGGGAAAGGGAACAGGCAAGGCTGTCGGCCGTATTGTTGCCCTTGACCATGTACCACGTGGACGACGTCGGCACGCCGTACGAGCCGATTGTGTCCGCTCTCCAACGCACGACCGTTGCGCTTGTGGCGTTGCGCAATTCTAGCCGCTAAAATCACGCCGCGCCCCCATCGTTCGATTGTCCGATTTCGCGCTCCAGCCGGCCGATCAGCCGCTCGGCCTCGATCGCCTCCAGCGCCGCCAGCTTGGGCAGGTAGCGCGGCCACAGCGCCGCCTCCGCCGCGTGCAGCGCCGCGCGCAGCCGCATGATCCGCTCGGGCAGCCGGCGCTGGCGATTGTCCTCCGCCCGCCACGCCGCATACAGATCGTCGCTTTCGCGCCCGCTCAGCAGCCGGTCGCGCGACAGCGCTTCCAGCTCGGCCAGGGTCAGCGTGCCGCTCATCGCGCCGCGCCCGCCTGCGCGTGCGGCGCGTGCGGCGCGAACGGCGATGCCGTCGCCTCGCCTGTCGCGACGATCGTCACGATCCGCGCGCCCGTCGCCGGGTTGACGACGCGGCTTTCGATCACCCCGCGCTCGCTCAGTTTCTGCAGGACGTAGCTGGGATTGTGCACGCCCGCTTTCTTCGCCAGCGCGCGATTGGCGGGGCACGGCATCCGCGCCCGCACGCACTGGCGGATGACGTGCAGAACCCGCGCCATGTCGCCGTCCAGCCGTGGCTTGCCCGCCGCCGGCGCCCGGCCGATCGCCGCCCGCCCCGTGCGCAGCCGCCGCACGATATAGTCGCTGATCCCGTGGGCGATCGGCCGTTGATAGGCGGTGGCGAAGCCCTGCTCGCACAACCGTCGCACCGCCGCCGCCGCGTCCGATCGGCGCGCCAGGTGGCGTTCATGGGCATAGGTCAGCTCCGCGCCCGCCTCGGCCGTCGCCGCCCAGTCGCGCACCTGCGCCGCCGTCAGCGTCCAAGTCTCCAGCATCGCCGCCGGCGCCAGCATCGCCTCGCCCCCCGCCATCGCGTCAGGCCTCCCCGGCGATCTGCGCCAGCAGCGCGTGCAGCTTCATTTGCTTGCTCGCCGCGTCGACGCACTCAGGCATCAGCGCCGCGGCCTCCTCCGCCGTGCAATTTCCGTCGCCCAGCGCCGCGATCAGCCCGGTCGCGACATCGTTTGCCTCGCGGATCGCCGCCGCCAGCGCCGCGTGCAGCGCGGCCGGCGTCACGCACGTTCCCGGCAGCGCCACCAGCACCATCCCGTGTTCGCGCGCATGCAGCCGCGTCACATGCGGCCAGCCCGGCCGGTCGCGCGTGATTTCCTCCAGCCGCCGCACCACGTCGATCGGCGCGAAGTCCGGGCAATGCAGCGATGCGCAGCGGTGCAGCTGGCTCTTGCCCAGCCGGCAATGCATCGCCGCGACCTCGTATCCGCCGACTGCCTCGATCAGGTCGCGGAACGCGATCTTGTTCGCCTGGTCCCGCGGGCAGAGGGAAATTTGGTCGATCTTTCCCGGTGACGCGCGCCGGGGTGCGAACGTATCGCCCGCGTCATGATCGCTGCCCGCCATCACGCCGCATCCTCCAGCCGCTGGAGCACGCACACGTCGCAGGGGCATGTATCGTGGCTGGACTCGTCCGGCGCGCTAGGTACGCTGGAGCGGTATCTAGGGGAAGAAGCATGGCAGAAATCGTCATCACACCGCGGGGTCGCGACGCGCTCGAAGCCGGCACATTCGTCGATGATGAGGGCAGGAAGTTTGTCGCGCTTAACTTCCGCCAACCGGGCGGCGATGACGTCATCGTCACCTTCACGGTCCCGCTCTTCCTCGAATACGTCGAGTATCTCAACCGGACAGCTAGTGCCGTGCGTTAGCGCCCACGGCACCAATGTAAGGCGGCGCAGTAACCCGCCATGGATGATGGGCGCGGGATTGATGCAAGCGTCCATCTATGCGGCCTCCTGTTCGGAGGTGCCCGCATGAACGGCGGCGCTCATCTCCACGCTGCCAAGCAGCCCGGTCGCTTCGTCCGGCATGCCGGCCGCCGGCCAATTTGCCGGGTCGCGCAGGAAGACGATAAAGCGCTCGAAAGTCGCGATCGTGCATGTGGCACCACCGGCCAAACGATCGAAGAGCTTGCCATCGTTGGCGACGATCGTGGCAAGCCTTGCGGGCGAGCGTCCGTTCGCTTCGGCCCAAAGCACTCCCAACCGCATCAATCGTTCAATGAGGGTCAAAGCCCGCTCCATCGCAGTGTGCGGGCTAAATGCGGGCAATCGCCCGTTCATGTCAACGGGCATTTTCCCGCATGCGATTTGCGGGATTATGCGGGATATTGCCCGCATGGCTGAAACGACCATTAATCCGCCGCCGAACGACGCGCAGCGCATCTATGCGCGCATCGCGGAGCTGATCGCGAAGACGCCCTATACCGAGCGCGAGGTGTCGATCCACGCCACCGGCAAGCCCGATGTCCTTCGCGACATGAAACGAGGCCGTATGCCGAAGGGCACGCGTCTCGACGACGTTGCGCGGTTTCTTCGCGTCACCATCGACGATCTCATTCCGCGCGAAGGGCGCCTGCCGCTACCGCCTGGCGTCCAGGACATGATGCCGGGCTTTCGGGGTGCTGAATTCCCGCGTGACGTTCCGGTCTATGGCTGGGCGCTCGGGGCCGACCTTGTCGTGCAGGAAAATAGCGAGCCGGTCGCGGTCGAGCAGCACGTCCTCAGCTACCACGAAACGATCACGTACGTCCGCAGGGTGCCGGCGCTAGCCGGCAATCAACGCGCCTACAGCCTCTACCTGGTGGGGTCGTCCATGTTCCCGCGCTACGACAACGGCGATCCGATCTATGTCGATCCACTCCGGCCAGCGCGACCCGGCGATGATGTGATCGTTCAGCTAGCGACGCGGCTGGATGAGGGGCGTGAAATCGTTTCCGCCCTCTTGAAGACGCTGGTGCGTCAGAACTCGCAGTACGTGGAGCTTCGTCAATACAACCCTGACATGACCTTCCGGCTGCCCGCTGCGCAGGTGGCGGAGGTTCACCGCGTGCTAACCCGCGCGGAGCTTGCGGGCAACTAGCAAGGGCAAATGCCCGCATAAAGCGTTTGACACGGGCAATTGCCCGCATGTATCGGGCTTCCGTTGAACAACGGAGGCTCACATGGCTGTTCCCGCATCGGCACCCGTCGCCGCGACCACTCCCGCCGACGACACTCCCGTCGTCGATCTCGCCACCTATTATCGCTGGGCCGATGCCCGCACGCTGATCGTCCCCCGTGACGAAAAGCAGCGCTGGACGCCGCTGACGGCGCTCTATGCCGATTACCTTCGCTTCTTCGCGGCGGCCGATCCTGCCGCCGAGACGATCGAACAGGCGCAGTTCGAACAGGCGCTGGTCGACGATACCCGCCACCGCTTCGAAATGCTGGAGGTGGAGCCCGAGGGCGCCGCCGTCTCCAGCCTCGCCAGCTGTACCAACCGCGCCTTCCGCGCCCCCATCCAGGTCGCAGCGTGATGACCCCCGCCGTCGCCAACGCGATCTGGATCGCGGGGGAGGGGCTGTTGCTCACCGGCTCCGTCGTCGGGCTCGCCACCATCGTCGTCGGCATCGCGCGCGAACGCCGCGCCATTGCCGCCGCCTTGGCGCGCAACCCCTTATCGGATGCGCCCCAGCTTCGCCTGGTGCAGCGGCACCCGCGCATCGTCGGCGACGATTACGATCCCGCCGCCCCGCGGATTGTCCAGGCAGCGGCCCAACACCTCAACGAACGGCCCCTGGTCCACCACCTCGTCCCCGATCATCGCGCGAACCTCATCCTCGCGTGGAATGCGGACGATGCGGTGCGGCCAGTCGCTCATCCGGGCGACATAACATGACGGCCCGGAACGCAGCCAGTCAGGCCAGCCGGTCCGCCAACGCGCATCTGCGCCGTCTCCAGGCGATCGAATGGCGCGAGCGCATGAAGCCGCTGTTCGACGCGATGGATGCCGCTTGGCAGTTTCTCGACAGCCGCCTTCGCCACCCCCGGCCTGATCGGCTCACGGCATGATCGCGCCACGCATCCGCCATATCGCGGGCGCCGTCGCCAGGGCGATCCTGCCCGCCGTCGCGTTCACTCTCGCGTCGTGGGCCTGGCACCCGACGCCCCGGCCCTGGCCGGACGGCGTGATCGTCCTCGGCCGCTACGGCGCGATCCCGATCTGCATCGAAACGCAGATTCGCGCCTGCTGGGTGACCGAAGGATGATCGGCCTGGTCGTCGACAACTTCGCCGGTGGCGGCGGGGCCAGCACCGGGATCGAGGCCGCACTGGGCCGCGCGATCGACATCGCCATCAATCACGATCCGGAGGCGGTGGCGATGCACACCGCCAATCACCCGGATACGCTCCACTATTGCCAGTCCGTCTGGCGCGCCGATCCGCGCGAAGTCGCCGCCGGCCGCCCGGCCGCGCTCGCCTGGTTCAGCCCTGACTGCAAGCACTTCAGCAAGGCCAAGGGCGGCAAGCCGGTCGAAAAGAACATCCGCGATCTCGCATGGGTCGTGGTGCTGTGGGCGCAGCGCGTCCGCCCCGCCGTCATCATGCTGGAGAATGTCGAGGAATTCCGGACGTGGGGGCCGCTCGCGCCCGATGGCCGGCCCGACAAGGAACGCGCTGGCGAGGAATTCGCCCGCTGGACGAAGGCGCTCCGCAAGGAAGGCTACAAGCTCCAGTGGAAGGAACTGCGCGCCTGCGATTACGGCGCGCCCACCAGCCGCAAGCGCTTCTTCCTGATCGCCCGCTGCGACGGCCAGCCGATCGTCTGGCCCGCGCCGACACATGGCAAGCCCGGCTCGGCCGAGGTACTGGCCGGCACGCGCCTGCCTTGGCGCACCGCCGCCAGCATCATCGACTGGAGCATCCGCCCGCCGTCGATCTTCGATCGCACACGCCCGCTCGCGGAAAACACCAATCGCCGGATCGCGGCGGGCGTCATGCGCTACGTCGTCAACGCCGCCGCGCCGTTCATCGTGCCAGTCACCAACAGCACGTGGAACCCGGATCGCACTTGGTCGGGCGACGAACCGCTGCGCACCGCCACCACCGCCAAGGGCGGCGAATTCGCGGTGGTCGCGCCCAGCTTCTTTCCGACGACGCATCACGGCGCGGACCGCACCTATGGCCCCGGCGATCCCGTCCGCACCGTCACCGGCGCACATCGGGGCGAGATTGCCCTGGCCGCGGCCACCATGATCCAGACGGGCTATGGCGAGCGACCGGGACAGGCCCCGCGCGTGCCCCACATCGACAAGCCTTTGGGCGCTGCGGTTGCCGGCGGCATCAAGCATGCCCCGGTCGCCGCCTTTATCTCTCACTATTACACCAGCAACACGAACGGCGGCCGGGGGGAGCCCACCAAGCCGTTTAAGACCATTTGCACAGGCGCGCAGGGGCGGATCATCGCCGCCCACATGGAGCAGGCGAACACCGGCATGGTCGGGCACGATGCCCGTCGTCCGGTGTCGACTATCGTCGGGCGCGGCACCACGCAGCGGCTGGTCGAAACGACGCTCGTCCCCGCCGACGCGCTCCCGCCGGAGCTGATGCAGCGCGCGACCTTGGTCGCAGCCTTCCTGGTCAAATATTATGGAGCCGCCCAGCACGGGCAGGCGGCGGACCAGCCACTGGACACCGTCACCGCGCTGCCGCGCTTCGCCGTCGTCACCGTGACGATCGACGCCGCGACCTACATTCTGGTCGATATCGGCATGCGGATGCTCACGCCGCGCGAACTGGCGCGCGCGCAGGGCTTCCCCGATTCCTACGTGCTGGATGCGATCGGCCCCAACGGCAAGCCGCTCAGCAAGACGGCGCAGACCCGCATGATCGGCAACAGCGTCAACCCGCAGCTCAGCGAAGCGCTGGCGCGCGCCAATCTCATGCCCGCCGCGACCGAAAGGGAAGCGGCATGATCGCCCCCCGCTACGCGAATGAGCATGCCTTCCTGCTCAAGGGCATCGAAACCGTGCTGGCGGAGTGCGAGGCGAACTTCCCCGCATGGGTTGCCGCCGGATCGATGAAGCCGGCGCAGGCCGATCGCGATCTCGCCACGCTCCGCGCGATCGTCGCCGACTGGCGCCGCATCGTCGCCCTGCGCGAAGGCCGCCCGGCCGATCCCCGGCAGGTGCCGGACGATCGCTTCGCCAAGCGCCGGCTGCTCCGCTTCCTGCTGGATCGCGAACGCCAGCAGCTCGCGCGCGACCGCGAACAGTTCTGCGCCACCCTGGCGCCCTCGATCGTGGCCGATATCAAGGCCGGCCGCATCGATCGCGCCATCATCTGGCAGAACTGGAAGGCCCGCACCGCCGGCTTCCATCACCCGATCGTGGGCGTGCTGTTCGATCGCGAACGCCGCTTCAACGCGGCCGAGGCGCTGGCCTGGCACGCCGATCACTGGCCGCGCGCGATGGAGCTGGCGGAGACGCAAGCCGCGCTCGCGGCGCGCCACACCCCCACCAACGCAAGGATCGCCGCATGAAGCGCACGATCGAAATGGGCGCGGTCGCCGCCCTCGGCTTCATCCTCCCAGGCGGCGCGATCACGATCGCGCTCAACTGGTGCCTCCGGAGCATCATCAATGGATAGCCCGACTAGCCGGCCCGGCGCTGGCGTCATCGCCCGCCTCGAGCACATCTGGCGAACGTACACCGCGCTGGTCCGGGCGCAGGACTGCACCTGCTGCGTCTTCCCCGAAATGGGATGCCGCAAGGCCGTCGTCGTCGATCTGCCGACGGCCGAGGTCGAGCGGCCACGCCCGCCCGGCTCGGCAGACATGCTTCGCGCGCGACATATCGTCGACAGCCCCCAGGTGATCGGCCAATTCGCCGCGTGCGAGTGGGATGAGCTGGGCGACGATGGCAAGGTCTGGATCGCCGCGATCGTCAGGGAAGCGCAGGCGGCCCCTATGGCGGGCTCGGCTAGGGAGCAGATCGAAACGATCATCGAACTGGCAAAGCATGCTGACGGCGGCGGCGCTAACGGCATCCTTGAACTTCGTGGATTGATCGATCGAATGGCAGGCTTGGCACTCGCCGCCCTCCGCCCGACGCCCACCCCAGACGTGGAGCCGCGTCCGTGAGCCTCCATCTGCACTCAGCCGCCTGCGAGGCGTATCTGACCGAACCGCCGGAATATGAGGATCCGCTGCTCGGCGTCGATTTCCCGCGCGACCGCAAGCCGTGGAAGCGCGACCGCTATGCGATCAGATCGGCGATGAACGGTGCGATAAATCACCGTTGTTGGGACAACACTGGCGAGGATGGTCGAACCCGAGATCATTCCCAGCGCTTCGCATTTCTCAACATGGCGCATTTCGAGATCGATCGGTTTCGCTGGGAAAGTCGGAAGGGGAAGCATCAGGCGTGGCGCGATGAGACGATCGCCAGACTGCGGCGATATGTCTTGGCTGCATGCCGCTTTGACGTTCCTCCACTTCCTTGCCGCGCCACCCTCGCCACCGAAGAGCCGGGTCAATGACCGGTCCGGTAGACAACCTTTTCGCGCAGGGCGTTCGCATGCTGCACGAGGAAGCGATCGAACTGACGCTCGCGTCACTGCGCGCCTACTGGCCGAGACACCAGCACTTCGCCGTCGCCTTTTCAGGCGGGAAAGATAGCGCGACGACACTCACGCTCTTGATGCACTTGATTGACGCCGGCGAGCTTCCCCAGCCGGAATGCTTGCACGTCTTCTACGCCGACACCCGGCAGGAAATGCCGCCGATCGCGATCTGCGCCGAACAGATTCTGGACCGGCTGCGCCTGCGTAATTGGGTCAAGGTCCACATCGTCCGCGCAGCGCTCGACAAGCGCTTTTGGGTTTACATCCTTGGCCGGGGCGTGCCGCCGCCGAACAACAACACGCTCCGGTGGTGCACGCGTCAGATCAAGGTCGAGCCGATGTCGTTCGCCTTGGAAGCCGCAATCGCAGGCCTTGAGGGCAACGCGCTGATGATTACGGGCGTGCGCCAGGGCGAGAGCGCCGTGCGCGACGGTCGCATTGCCATGTCCTGCGGCAAGGATGGGGCCGAATGTGGACAGGGCTGGTATCAGCAGGTCTTACCCGAGGCGAAGGGCATTCGCGGCCGGCTCGCCACGCTGGCGCCGATCCTTCACTTCCGCGTCTGCCACGTGTTCGACTGGCTGGTTTTCTACGCCCCACAGCCCGAATTCGGCGGTTGGCCGACAAAGATCCTGGTCGATGCCTATGGCGGTGACGACGCGATCGAGAAGAACGCGCGCACGGGCTGCATCGAATGCCCGCTCGCCGAGGACGACACGGCGATGCAGAATATCGTCGCGATGCCCGCTTGGGATCATCTCGCGCCGCTACGTCGGATCAAGGCACTACACCGCTGGCTACGCGAGCCGCAGCAGCGGCTTCGCAAACCGGGCGGAGAGAGACTGAAAGACGGCAAGCTTGCCAAAAATCAGCAGCGCATGGGACCGCTTACGATCGCCACCAGGCTGGCCGCGCTGGAAACGCTGCTCGCCATCCAGGCGGAAGTGAACGAAGCCGCGCGCCGGCTCGACCGGCCGGGCATCGATCTACTGGATGCCGAGGAAGAAGCCCGCATCCGCGAACTGATCGCGGCGAACACGTGGCCCGATGGATGGGCGGGCGATGAGCCTCGTGCCGACATCTGGCTGGATCGACACAACGAAGGCGGCACGATCGAGCCGATTCTATTCCGCGACCTGGTTGGGCAATGATCGCCGCCTGCGAACCCGCACAGAGCGCCGTCAGCGCCCCGTCGCCCCCATCTGGCCATGTCTGCCCGGAATGCGGCGAACGCGCGCGCAAGCATCATCCCCGGCAAATCTTCTGCTCGACGGCTCACAAGCGCGCACGCGAAGCACGCACGCGGCGCCGTGGCGCGATGCTCTATCCCTTCGCCGTCGTCGCTCGCGTCACCAGGGGCGGCACCCGCGGCAACCGCCACGACGCGCTCGGCGCCGCCGCCCAGCGCGATCTCGATCTGCTCATCCAGCGCTGGCGCGATGAAGACGCCGCCGCCGGCCGCATGGACGAACTCGATTACCTCGCCCTGCGCCGGCGCCTCGGGTTCGATCGGCCGTGAACGCCCCGGCTGCCCGCGACGCGAAGCGTGCTTACCCCGGCAAGGTGGCGATCCGCCACGTCATCGAAGCCGCGCGCGCCTGTGGGGTTGACGTCGCCGGGGTCGAGGTGTCCCCTGACGGCACGATCCGCGTCGTCGAGGCACGCACCCTGCCCGAACGGCCCAAGGATGAATTCGAAGCGTGGGAGGCTCAGGGGAAGCTGTGATCGAGGGCGTCCACTACGTCCGTATCGCGAAGCCCGGAAAGCCGATTCGCTGGTACGTTTACGCTTGGCGCGGCGGGCCTTGCATCCACAAGGCGACCGGCCCGACCCGGCCTAAGCTGGGGGCGGAGGCGCTGCGCGCCATCACGCTCGCCCAGCAGGACGTATCCGCCACCCCCACCGGCACGCTCACCTGGCTAAGCCGCCAGTGGCGCTCGCTCGATCCCGCCCGCCGGCCGCACAGCCCGGAATGGGAGGCGCTGGGCGAAGGCACGCGGCGCGTCTGGGGCTACCAGCTCGATCTGATCGAAGAGAAGTGGGGCAAGACGCCGCTCGCCTTCTGGAGCGACGCCCGCATGGTGCGCAAGGTCGTCGAATGGCGCGACAGCCGCGCCGCCACGCCCCGCTCGGCCGATATGGGCGTTCAGGTGCTGCACCAGCTGCTCGCCTTCGGGCGGCTGCGCGGGCACGTGAAGGTCAACGTCGCGGCCGATATCCCGACCCTCTATCGCGGCGGCGACCGGGCCGACATCATCTGGACCGATGACGAAATCGACCGCTTCTGCATCGCCGCCGTCGCCCTCGACACGCCCCAGCTGATCGACGGCATCTGGCTGGCCGCGCTCACTGGCCTGCGCCGGCAGGATCTGGTCAGCCTCACCTGGTCGCAGGTCGGCGAATTCGCGATCGTCAAACGCGCGCTTAAGCGCAGCGCCCGCAAGCGCCGCTTCGCCACCATGCCGCGCATCCCCGAACTGGACGATCTGCTGGCCGAACTGCGCACCCGCCCGCGTCAGCCCGGCGTGGACGAAGTGCTGGTCAACAGCCGCGGCCTGCCATGGACCGGCGACGGCTTCGGCGGCAGCTTCAATCGCGTCCGCGATCATGCCGGCATCGTCCACGTCGATCAGGAAAGCGGAGAGGAGAAGCGCAAGCACCTCCACGACGTGCGCGGCACCTTCGTAACGAAGCTGATCACCAGCACCGACCTGACCGATCGCGAGATCGCCACGCTCATGGCTTGGTCGCCGGAGCGGGTAGGAACAATTCGAAGGGTGTATGTCGACGACGCAGCAGTCGTGGTCGCACTAGGCCAGCGGATTTCCGCTGGCCATCAAACCGGCTGATAGGCGGGATCAGGCATCGCTGAGCCCTTCCAGATCGAGTCGGTCACTCTCGACGAGATCACGAGCGAGCATTTCATCGTAGGTCGTTAAGCGGAATAAACAGGACGGGCACCATGCGCTTTTCGTCCGATCCTGCAGGCCCTTGAGCAGTTCCTTTGTCCACTGCTGGCGGTCAGCAACCGAGCAATCGTCTTTCAGGACACAGATGAACTCGATTTCGTCCGGATTCTCCCAGCTGGTGGTCCGAACTCGGATTTCCTTGATCGCATCGACGAATCGGCCCGCGTCGCTGGCCTTGCCGGCTTTCCCCTCAATCCAGCGTCTCAACGGTCTCAGAGCGTCGTTGAACTCATCAGGAAAGGCATAACGCTGCCTGTGCCGCGCAAGCACAGCGGCGAGCGTCCGCCGCTCCAAATCGCTCGTGCACCCCGGGGTTCGATCACGCGTCACAAGAGCCCGCTTATCGAGCGTCATAACGAGGTCGAGATCAGCCACGAGTAGGCGTGCCTCCAACGCAGGCACGAAAAGAAAGCGAGGTTCTCGGCCAAGCTTAATCCTCGCCATTTCCTCGTGTGTCACGCGGCGTAGCGCAGCGACTTGCACGAACGGCTTGCGTTCATAGGAACGGACGATGTCGCAGGATTGAGTAAGAAGCACAGCTCCGTCGGAGCTGTATACGTCCATGTCGTCACCCGAATCATCGGGCAACGACATCACGGAAAAATGGACTTCGCCAGCGGCAATGTCTCCCTGCCGCCAATTGTCCAATTCGTCTGCAGGATCAGTCTGCGTCACAAACTGCTCAGTTCACCCTCGCCCTCGCAGAGCGCCTGCGCCCGACCGGCTGAAGTGGACTCTGAAGCACGCTATGCTCGGCGACCAGCAGCGCACCGGGCAGATGATATTCCCCTGTGGCCACCGGCTCCGGCTGATAGTGCGCGTCCTGAAGCAGCTGGGCGCGCTTGACATGGGGCTCACCCTGTAGCGACCGAACCTGCTGATACAACGTGGTCAGCTTCGCAAGACTGTCAGAGGCCAGTCTTTCACCGCTTGCCCAAAGATGGGCGGTCCGGCGACTGACAGCCAACAGGTCTGCCACCTGTTGCCATGTTAGCGCGGCAGCGGCCCTGATCTCCGCGATCATCGCTGATGGCGCGAGCTGATTCCGGCGGCGGTCGGTCGGGCCTGACGAAGTCGCTTCGTAGATCGGGCTGATAGCTGCCTTGCCGGCACTGCTCGTAGGCGTAGCGGACAAGACGCCAGACAAGCACGCTGTCGCTACGAGTAGAACCGTGTTGATCTGGCTGGTTCGCTGGATTGGCTCGTTAGACAGTCCCACGAGTAGGACGGTGTCCGCCGGCTGGGAAAAAGAGCCAGCCCCGGAATACGCACGCAGGGAACCGACATTGCAGCTTCCCTGCACGCCCCAAGATGAATGGACCGCTGTCATCAGACCTTAGCCCTCTCGAAAAATTCGTCGCTCATAGCCCAACGGAAGAACGCGTAGTTCCGCTCCGCGTGCCCGCGTGTTTGCAGCAGGAGCTTATCCACATCGAATGGCTGAGCCGATTCCGCAAAGCAATCGAGATCCAAATACCACCTCCGTTTTGGATGCGGAAAGATGATGCTGGGATCGTGGACTACATTTGGGGGAAGAAGGCCCCACCGCGCCGCAAGCACGCCTTCCTGAACGTTGAACACGGCCTGGTGCATCGTCTGTTCAATTCCGTCCGCCACGTCCGTGTCAGACAGCGACCGTAGCCCCGACGTAGCGGCCTGGGCAACGGTGGCAGGATCGGTAGCATCCAAGGCGTTCACATAGCGCACACCCAATCGAGAACATTCGGCGGGATGAAGCTCTTCTCGAAAGACAGTCCAAATCTTACGCAGGCGATCCAAAAAATCGTCACGACTAACGTATGACGTTTGTGTCTCAAGCGAGATGTTGTCTTGTGACAAGCTTAATCGCCATCCCTCCGTAACGTCGAGAAAGCGCCAAATCGAAGAAGCCTGCTTGGCGCTGACAACCTGGCCATCGGCTTGAACATCCACCTGGAAGCCAAGCTGCTGCTCCCGGGACACCCGCGGATACAAATCTCTGATGCGGTCCTGAAAAGACGCGATTCCAGCCCCGGTCTCGTCCGCGATCCTGAAAATCGGCGAGAACGCTACAGCGCACAAAACGCGAATGAGCGGCGATTGTGCAAGTTGGATTTCGGGCGGCGAGGCACCCACAAGAGGGTTGGTCACTTTTGTCCTCATCATCGGCGCGGCGCTACTGCCGAAGTGTGAAGCGTGTGTGAAGTGAGTAGCAGAGATAGTCAACTTAATGAGCGAGCAATGCGACGAGAAGAGTAATGCCGGCTCGCAGTTGACGTCATCACCGGGCTTGTGGCACCGGGAACGAGGTTCACCGCCGGTTCGGTAAAACGGGCTGTAAAACGATCCGGCGCACGTTTCGAAAAGCTATCGCTTTTCAAAGAGTTGCGGGTGTAGCTCAATGGTAGAGCAGAAGCCTTCCAAGCTTACGACGAGGGTTCGATTCCCTTCACCCGCTCCAGCCGCTCCACTCGCCCGCCGGCCTCAGGCGGCGAGC